ATGAATCAAACGCAAAATCAATCAAAGTATTATTATTCCCCTCGTTTTCGACACTTCAATATCTATCGTCGCGATCCAGACGGAGACACAAAGGTAGATGATGCGGCAACGCAAGAAGAGGCGAAACGGAAAGTCTACGAGTTAAACGGATGGAATTACAAACCTAAAAATAACACGGTAAAATGAGTAAAGTAAAACAGTACATCGAACAAGCCACAAACGAGCGCATCCGCTCGCGTGGCTTAATCCGAAAAGTCGCTATTGAAGCGGCTCGGATACAGAGAGACGAAACGAGGCGGCAAGCTATCGAAGTGTATAAACAAATGTGTCCGTCTAAGAACTGCAAAGGTTGTGCAAGCCGGATACACAAACAGGAAACGCAGTCGACTCGATGCGACGGGAATTGTGCACGGATTAGATTACTTATTAACGGATTAGACCGGATCGAAACGTTATGTATATAATCAGGCGTATTCAATGCAAATCGGGCGATGTGTCCGAGACGCATTTAGTTGAGATAGAAACGGACGACATCGAGGCGACACGAAAGGAGTTGCACGATTGTTATCAATGTGATAAGATTCTTTTTAATTATGACGAACAATGAGTAGAAACCCGCATTACATTAAGATGATTAACTCCAACAAATGGAAGTTACTTCGAGCTAAGAAGCTACAAAGCAATCCGGTTTGTGAGATGTGCGAGGCGAACAATCGCAGTACGCTTGCAACGGAAGTACATCACACTGTCCCGGTTGAGTCCGTATCACACGAACTCGGAATGAGACAACTAATGTTTGATTATAACAATCTGCAAAGTCTTTGCCATTCGTGCCACTCTGATACGCATCGACGTGCTTTTAGTCATTCGAAAGAGGCGGTACAGGCGAATAATAAACGAATGACGGAACGTTTTGCGGATCGGTTTTTGCAAGGCGAGAAATAATATTTTTCTGATTTCCTTACAACCGCTCAACCTCGACGAAGGGGGGGGCGGTTTTTTTATTTTTTAACGCGATACGCTAAACCCACCTCACCTCATATTTACACGCGCGAGTAATTTTTGAAACGAGGGGGTGCGCGTTGGGGGTAAACTTTTTGCGCGCATCTTCCGAGCTACCAAATACTTGCGATCTTTTCCTATATGCAAAAAGCCTATAAAAATGTGTGATTTGGACGACATAAAAGAAAAGATTCGCGCCGCGATGGAGTCGCAGGGAACATATACGGAAGATTTAGACCTCTGTATAACTCTTTGCGCAGGTTCATATATGGCGTTTCAAATTGCACTAAACGATATTTCAAAGAAGCGTATGAAGTCATACGTGAAAGAAGTGTCCCGCGAAAATAATGATAAACTCACGGCGCATCCTGCTTTCAAAGTTTTATTCGATGCACTCGAAGCAACGCGCAAACAATTACGCGAACTTGGTTTGACCTTTCAAACGCTTTCTGCATCTGACGACGACGAAGTAAACGACTTGATTAACGAAGTAAACAAAATAGATCGCGATGAACAAGGAGAATAGAGATAAACTGATAGCGTTAAAGCAGTCGGTTGTCTCCGATCTGCATAACATCGACGTTGATTCGTATAAGCTAGACAAGGCAGACGAAAGACTAAATGTGTATATCAAAGGTTGTATTAACAATCCGGACGCGCACAACCTTTACGAGTTGCTAGCCGTTCGCCGCTTCTTTGTTTTCCTCGATAAATACGAATTTCGGATCAAGGAAGTAAAGAAGTTCGTCACGTTCTACGAGCGTTTGAAATTCTCCGGCACAAAGGGAAAGACTAGATACAAGCTGACTCCGATACAGGTGTTTCAGTTCTCTAATATTCTCGCGTTTTACAAGCCTGACACAAACAAGCGTTTGATTCGCGAAGCTCTTCTATTCGTTCCGCGTAAATTCAGTAAGACAACAAGTGTAGCGAGTCTTTCGATTAACGATTTGTTGTTCGGTGATGCGAACGCACAAACATACGTTGCTGCAAACTCATACAATCAAGCGAAAGTCTGTTTTGATGAAATACGTAATATTTTAAAGTCTCTCGATCCGAAGTTTAGACACTTCAAAATTAATCGAGAAATCATATATAACCGCATAAAGGGAAAAACCTCTTTTGCCCGTTGCCTTGCCTCTAACCCGGATAAATTAGACGGACTTAACGCAAGCATGGCAATAGTAGACGAGTATTCACAAGCCGATAGCGCCGCATTGAAGAACGTTTTAACGTCCTCAATGGGCGCACGGCTCAACCCTTTAACCGTAGTAATTACGACCGCATCCGATAAAGAAACGGCTCCATTCGTTGAAATGCTCAAAATGTATAAAGCGATCCTACGAGGTGAGATTGAAAATGATTCCATATTTGCACACATCTTTGAGCCAGACGTAGACGATGAGGAAGGCGATCCGGCAACGTGGCGCAAGGTACAACCACACATGGGTATAACCGTTTATGAAGATTTCTATATAGACGCGTATCAAAAAGCACTATATAGCGCGCCGGATGCACTGGAATTTCGAACAAAGTTACTAAACGTATTTACTACCGACCAAACAACAAAATGGATTGAGGCAAAGCAGATCGAAGAACGATTCAAAGATATTAGAATAGAAAATATTGGTACTTATCCGCTTACGATGGTGGCGGTTGATTTGTCCGTTCGAGACGACTTCTCTTCGGTTACTTATAATATCTATTCGAAAGAAAGCGGCTCTTTTCATTCGCATACGGACTACTATTTCCCGGAAGGAGCTTTGAAAGATCATCCGAATCGGGAACTTTACGAAGGTTGGGCGAAAGCGGGTTATTTAATTCTTTGTGACGGTGATATTATCGACTATCAGCAAATAGTAAACGATATACTTGCGCGTGCAAAGTATCTACAAATCATGGGAGTTGGCTATGATCCTTATAAATCGGCTGAATTTGTAAATCTTCTTACTTATTCCGTAGGCGGTGCGAGTGAATATATTAAGCCTGTTAAACAGACATACGGAACGTTTACAAGCCCTATTGAATCATTTGAACTTGCTTTGTATCGGAGTAAGCTCACCTTTAGCCCTAATCCGATTACGCCGTACTGTTTTAGTAATGCGGTATTAGACGAAGATCGGAACATGAATAAGAAGCCAGTCAAAAAAACGCATAACGCGAAGATTGATTCGACTATAACAAACCTAATGACATTCTACTTATTTAATAACATGGAGGTATAATGAAACTATCTTTTAATTTTGAATTGGGACGTTCAAAGACGCAAAAACGCGCCTTAAATGCAGAGATGAGCACAACGGATAAAGATGCGGCGATAAACTCCCGATTACCATCGTTACCCGGTCAGCCAATAGATGTGCATAACAGTAATCAAGCAATGAAACTTTCAGCCGCATATAGATGTACTTCTATTCTTTCGGGGACTATCGCGTCTTTACCGCTTATAATTAAACGGAAAAAAGATGGATATTTCTCACCAGACGAGGAAAACGATTTATATACGATATTAACCCGTATGCCTAACCGACGAATGAATAGTTTTGAAATGGTTAGGAATATGGTTGTTCAAATCGTAAATCAAGGAAACGCCTACATCGTTATCCGTCGAAAGTTCGGTAGTGTCAGCGAGCTTGTATTATGCGCAAATAATACAGTAACCTATGACAAATTGAATGATGTTTATATTATTTCTGATCCATATAACCGGATATATGGGCGTTTTGAATCCTACGAAATAATCCATCTTAAAAATAATAGTTTGGACGGGGGGTATACAGGAGTAAGCACAATAATGTACGCTAGCCGTATCTTTTCCATAGCCGCGAGTGCAGATAATCAGAATTTACGAACCTTTCAGAATGGAAGTAAAATAAAGGGGCTTGTTTCCGGTGCAAAAGAGATAAATAAAGGGTTGCCCGGTGCAGGTATGACGGATATTCAACTTTCTACGGTTGGAGATCGCATAGAGGAACAACTAAACACAGGAAGAGACATTATTTCAGTTCCCGGCGATGTTGGATTTCATCAACTTTCTATAAATCCGGTTGATGCGCAGTTATTGGAAACAAAGAAATTCAGTATTCTTGATATATGTAGATTTTACGGAGTTCACCCAGATAAAGTATTTGCCGGACAATCTACTAATTACAAAGCTTCTGAAATGAGCAATGTTTCTTTTTTAACTGATACACTGCAACCAATATTGAAACAAATCGAGGCTGAATTTAATTACAAGCTGATTCCTAATTCAGTCGCTCACTTATATAGTATTTCATTTGATTTGTCATGCTTATATCAAACCGATTTAACGACACAAGCAAGCTATTATAAAGCTTTGGAAGAAATGGGAGCTCATTCCCCGAATGATACTCGTAGGGCTTTAGGAAAACCGCCCGTTGAAGGAGGCGACAAAGTGTTTATCTCCTGCAACGTTCAACCAATCGAGGCGGCTAGTCAAAAAGTAGAGCTACCCAAAAACGAAGAAACAAACATATAGTAAAATGATATTTGCAAAATATGGAAATACGAAGTTATACAGAGTTAGGTGCTCCTAAAGTTGGAGATGGAAGAATAATCGAAGGTTATGCGGTTGTATTCGGACAAGAAAGCCGTGTATTGTACGACAGGGAAAAACAACGCGCTTTTGTTGAGGTGATCGAAAAGGGAGCTATAACGGAAGAGTTATTGCGTAGTTGTGATGTTAAAGCTCTGTTAGATCATAATAAACAGAGATTGTTAGCTCGTTCTAATCGTGGTGCGGGAACTTTGTCGCTTGAACTTGACGACTACGGATTAAAATACAGGTTTGAGGCTCCTAGTACTCCCGATGGAGATTTCGCCGTAGAAATGATTAAACGCGGTGATATTTTCGGTTCGTCTTTTGCGTATGCTTTAAATGAAAAGGATAAAACAAAAGTTTCCTATTCAATGAAAGACGGGTTGTTGCTTCGTACTGTACACATGATTGATCGGATTTCCGATATATCTCCCGTTGTTGATCCTGCTTTTTATGGTACAGATGTAACGGTGCGGAGTATGGACGATACGATAGCGGAGTTGTCCGGCGAGAATAAAGACTATCTAAATGAAATTAATAATTTACGCAAATCAATTTAAAACATGAGAAAAGAATTTGAAACTATTGCTCAATACAAAGAGCAGATGCGCGCTATGTTGGATAAAGCAGAAGCGGAAAAAAGAGCACTCGACGCAAGCGAGAAAGAGCAGTTCGAGCAGTTAAAAACAAAGAAAGAACTTTTGGAAATGAAAGTCGAACGCCGTGCGCTTGAAGATATTAACGCGGGACTGGTGTCAGACCGTCGCGTGTTGTTTTCACAGGCTGTTTTTGACGTCGTTAATCATCGCTCTTTGGAAGAATACAACGGAGTAGTATCGGAAGGCGGTATTAAAGTTGTAGAACGTGCGGTGACTGTTACAGATACAACCGATGCGGCTAGCATGGTTCCTGTTACAATCGGTGAAATCATTGAACCGTTAGAAAAAGGCTTGATTATTGATAAACTAGGTATCAAGATGCAAAGCGGGCTTGTAGGTGACCTTGTTTTCCCAACATTGGCGGCTGTTGAAGCAACAATTCAGGGTGAAAACGTTGCGGTTACCGATACCGAATTGAATATCGACAAAATCAAGGCTTCACCCAAACGTGTATCTATTTCTATCCCGGTGTCTAAGCGTGCGATCAACCAAACGAACTACTCTTTGCAGGACGTAGTTTTAAAACAAATTTCGCTTGGTGTTGCCCGTACTTTGAACAAATGGATGTTTTCGGGGGCTGCGTTGTCTGGTGCAAGTAACGGCGTGTTTGTAAAGGCAAAACCAGATGTTGAATATACAACGCGTTGACATTTGCGGATATTGTTTCGCTTGAATCTACCGTAATGGATGCGGGCGTAGATGTAACCGACGGTACAGCTGCCTATGTTTGCACTCCAAAGGTGTATGGTGCTTTGAAATCCACTCCCAAAGCGGCGGGGGCTGCTGAAATGATCTGCCAAAATGGTATGGTGAACGGTTATCCGGTTCTTGTTACTAACTACATGGACGCCGATTCTATCGGATTCGGTGTATTCTCCAACGCTGCTATCGGTCAGTTCGGCGATATGGATTTAGTTATAGACCCGTATACCGGAGCGAAAAGTAATGTCGTAAACTTTGTGTTGAATACTGATTATGATATTGTTGTAGCTCGCCCGGAAGCCTTTGCCATCGCAAAGAAAAAAGCTTCTGCCTAATCCTATAACCTATCATTCATTAAAGGGCTGGGGCTTCGGCTCTAGCCCTTTCTAATTTATACAATATGGCACAATACGTAACACTCGAAGAACTCAAACAGCATTTAAATATTGATTTCGACACGGACGACGCGTATATAACCGGGCTTATCGAACCCGTTCAACTTCTTATCGAATCGTATCTAAATAATCCGCTAGATACCTACGTTAAGGACGCAAAAATAGATCGGCGTATCTGGCACGCGATCCGCATCCTTATAGCGAATTACTACGCAAACCGTGAATCGGTAATATTTGCCACTCCGCAAGTTATTCCGGGGCACATAGAACTATTACTGCAACCTTTAAAACGATATACGTAATGCAAGCAGGATTATTAAACGAAATGATCGCTTTTTACCGTAGCGAGTCAAAGCGCGATAATCTGGGCGGTACGTCTGAAAGTTGGGTGAAAGTATTCGATAAACGCGCATACATTCGCTTTAAGTCGGGTGCACGTAAAGAAGCGAACGGCGAGATATATAATACGACCGTTAATACGATAATGATTCGCATCTGTAAAGAGATCAACGCTAAAATGAGGATCGAATACGACGGGCAGAAATACAAGATTCTATCTATCAATCACGACCGGAAGCAACAAGCAACGGTTATAGAAGCGGAGGTAATCAATGAGTAACGACAATTACACCGGGCGCAACTTGTATCGCGTCGAAGTGGATGCAACGCGAGTAAACGAACTACTTAAACGGTTGAACGATAAAGAAGCAAAGAAGGCAATTTCCTCCGCTCTTAGAAAGTCGATTCTTATCATTCGTAAACAGGCACAGGAAAATCTAGTTTCCGCTGTTACTGATGCAGAATTTAGCAGTTCTAAGAATGGCGTATCGTTCAAACCGTTAAAGAACGAAATAAACGTAGCAGTTTATCGCAATGCTTCCGGTGCACGGGTTGACTTGATCGACCGCCGCAAAAAGGGATCACGCGCCTATATGCTGAAATGGTTCGAATCAGGAACAAAAGAACGAGCTACCAAAAAAGGAGCGAATAGGGGTATTATAAATGCTTCCCACTTCTTCTCTAATGCGGTCAAATCGAAGCAGAAAGAAGCAGAGAGCTCACTAGAGAAAAATATAATTGATTCTATAATGAAAGTAGCAAATAAAAAGAAATGAGTTTATCAATAGGCGCACACGTATATAAGAAATTAAGCGACTCTACAGAGTTGGCAAAATTGGTTTCTGATAAAATATATGCGATTTCGACCAAAACGGAAACATCTTTTCCGTTTGTGATCTACAAACGCAACTCCTTAACGCCGGAATATACGAAAGATAGGTACGGCACGGGTGACACTGTTTCGGTTGAGATCGTTGTCGCCAGTGATAACTATTTGAACTCTGTTACAATCGCGGAAGAGGTACGTAAATCACTCGAAAACAAACGAGGAAGTTATGATAACTTCGATGTGATCGATTCTAAACTAATTAGCGCGAATGAGGATTTTATAGAAGATACTTTTATTCAAAGCCTCGTATTCTCATTTAAAACTGAATAATTAACTAAAACACGATAAAATTATGAGTAAAGCAAAATCTGTGTTAGGAAAAGACCTAATGTTATTCATCGACGGTAAAGCCATCGCACTTGCACATCTTGCAAATTGGGGCTTTCGGCTGAAACAATCGACACGCAAAGTAAAGATTCGGGTATCTGGACGGAGAAGGACATCAAGAAACTTTCTTGGAACGCTTCCAGTGAAAACGTATTTAGCGCGGATGCAGATGCGAATAGCTACGATAAACTATTCGCTTTGTTCTTGGCGCATAAACCTGTTGTTTTGAAATTTGGCGTTGTTGGCAATCCTGACGTAAACGAAATGCCCGCCGCCGGATGGACGCTAGCGGAAGGCGCATATACAGGTAGTGCGGTTATCACTTCGCTAGAAGCAAATGCGCCGGATGGTGACAAAGCAACACTATCAATCAGTTTCGAAGGAACCGGACCGCTTGCAAAGGAAGCAGCTAGTAAATAACTTACGGGCGGTGTTTTGCCGCCCTCTAAACGACTTATTCAATGAAAACAATATCACTTAACGGAAAAGATTTTTCTTTGAAATATACGCTTCGTGCGTTCTTTGTGTTCGAATCTATATCCGGCTATCCGTTTCAGTTCGGGAAGATGTTAGACGAGTTTCTTTTGTTTTATTCGTTCCTGCTTGCCTCTAATCAGGAATTGTTCAAAATGGAATTTGAGGAATTTATCGAATTATGCGAAAATGACTTGACGCTATTCGAACAATTCAAAGAATTTATTTTGGATGAAATCAAACTACGTTCGCAATCGGCAGGAAATGACGTAAAAAAAAAGAAGGTGACGACGCGGAAACGAAAGCCGTAAGTATACGCGAACTTTATTCGCGCGTTGTCGGTGAGGGCGGAATCGCTCCCGATTACTTCCTCGATAAAATGGACTTTATCGAGGTTGAATCGTTTATAGACGGATTGAATCGACGTAATCGGGAAGCGTGGGAACAAACTAGATTGCTAGGTTTCATTATAGCGCAATCGAATAGCACTAAAACGCTAAAGCAAACCGATATACTCCGGTTCCCGTGGGATGAAGAAGAAAAGAAAGATACGAGCGTAACGGACGAAGAGATGCAACGATTACGAGCTAAAGCAAAAGAAGTAGAATCACAATTAAACACGCATAAAGATGTCTGATATAGTAACAAGATTATTGCTTAAAACGAATGACTTTGACGCAAATCTAAATAAGTCGAAGAAGAATGTAAACGCTTTTCAAAGCGACATTTCTAAAATGTCCGGCGTTGCAGTATCGGGAGTTATGAAGTTCGCCGGGGTTCTTGGTATTGCTGTAACTGCCTCGGAGGGTTTCAATAAAGTAATGAATAGCAGTCAGACGCTAGGAGATGAATATGCCCGTACTATGGACGGCTTAAAAGGTGGCGTAGACCAGTTTTTCTACTCTATCGGTAGTGGAGACTGGACGCCGTTCATGAACGGGTTAACCGAAACTATACGTCTAGCACGCGAAGCATACAGCGCGATGGATCAATTAGGAAATACAAAAATGTCGTTCTCTTATTTTGATGCAAAGAATCAAGCAACCATACAAGAACAAATAACTATCTTAAAAGATAAGGATTCAACGGAAGAGCAAAAGAAAGCAGCTAGGGAACTATTAGACAAGACGCTGAAAGACCAAGAGGAAATCGTAGGACAATATAAACAAAGAAGTCAAAACGCATTACAAGCAATGGTAAAGGCGGCAATAGGACTTGACGGCGTAGATGTTTCGGCAATAGATATAGATAAAGTGTTGAGATTAGATGTATCTTCGGTAGGCGATAAACAAAAGGCACAATTAGCGAAACAGTATAAAGACTTCGTAGATGAATACGATCGTTTAAAAGCCAAATTCACAACTTACGAAACGGTGGGTTCTGGAATGAATGTGCACACGGTTACAACAACAGATACAAATGCATTGAGTAAGGCAATAAGCCCGATGTTATCGAAGTATCAGGATGCAATACAATATAACGCGATTTTAGTAAAGAAGAGTGATGAATGGTTGCAGAATTTAATAAACGTTGCAACGGCAGCAGAGGCGGCGGGACGGAATTTATCTAGTATGACGAAAGCGGCGAACCGCGCTTCACAGTCAGGAATGGGCGGGAAAACGCCAAAGGAAGAACCGAAAGAGGGCTCTATCGCTTGGTATGACACGCAAATCGCAGAGCAAAATAAAAAACTTATTGCTGAAACCGACATGCAAGCACGTTCCGCCATTCAAGCAACAATTAATGAACTCGAATCAAAGAGGATAAGTTTAAAGTTTGTTGTAGAGCAAGAAACGTTCAAAAGTGCTCATGGTGAAATGAAAGACGGCGCTTTGTCTCTTCCGGTAAAACCAACGTATAAAGATAAAGTTCCTACTCATGGGAAAGAAGGTAAAAACTTAAAGTTGCCGAAATATGATCCACTTTTTAAAAAAGAAGATATAGACATGAATGAAAGGTATGCCGAATCTCTATCTGCAGTTGGTAGTATTATGGGGTCTTTATCTGGAATAACCAATGAAAGTGCGGCGGCGTATCTTCAATGGGGCGCAAATGTTATATCCAGTATTGCGCAGGCTATTCCGGCTATTCAATCGTTAATAACTGCGAAACAGACCGAAGCAGTAGTTAGCGGCGTAGCTTCCGCAGCGGAAACGCCCGTTGTCGGTTGGTTATTGGCGGGAGCCGCCGTTGCTGCCGTCGTCGCTGCAATGGCTAGTATTCCTAAATTCGCAACGGGTGGTATTGTGCCTGGCACATCATTCACAGGCGATAAAGTTCCGGCTTTACTCAATTCAGGCGAGATGATTCTAAACGGATCACAGCAAAGTAATTTGTTTCAAATGCTTAATAGCGGTTTATATGGCTCCTTATCGCAAAAGATTGCACCGTCTGCAGAAAATGGAAATCAGCCCGCAAACGTAACGTTTCGCATACATGGAAGAGATTTAGAAGGAGTTTTGAGTAATCATTATAATCAGAAAAGTAAAGTAAGATGAAACTAAGATATTATTCAGAGTTTAAGAGCAGGAAAGACAAGACGTATAGAATTGAAATTCATACGGTCTTTGCAACGTATTCCGAAGAACTCACCCTAACAGATAGCCCGTTTACTGTTGAGTATGAATCGGACACTCTATACAAGCCGTTGAAAATGTCTAATTCGGTAACAAGCATATTGACAGATAAGATTTTATCAGACCTATATACAGCCGAAGGGCAAAATATAGAAGTTCGTTTGTATAATAAAACCGATGATGTTTTAGAGTGGTTTGGATATATGAGTCCAAATTTATATTCGAGCGATTATATAACTCCGCTTAATATAGTGGAGATACAGGCAATCGATACTATTTCCGTTTTGGAAAATAAGAAGTACTCTTATATTAATTCTTCCGAGGTCTATTTTAAAAGTTTCAAAGATGTAATAATGCACATTCTTGATATTGCCGATCCCGGAAAGATTCTAAACAAATTGTACTTTCAAAAAACTAATAGAATCTCGAAAGATGTTTCTACTTCTTTGATAGAAGATATTTATATACATGAACGAAACTTCTTTGATGAAGCTAACGAGCCGATGAATAGTAGAGATGTTTTAGAAGAAATCTCTAAATATATCGGTATGACGTTCATTCAGTATCAGGATGCTTATTATATGATCGACTATGATTTTATCAAAAACGACGAGCTTCATTTTTTTCGTTTATGATAGAATAAGCGATACATGTGAAAGTATAACAATCCCTTCCGCACTATTGAATGTGCGTAATATTGGCGTATCTGAAAGCGCGGGAAGTATATCGCTTGGTGATGTGTATAATAAAGTATCTGTTGTTGCTAATATGAATCAGATAACCAACTTATGCCCGGAGTTGCTCGACGACGAAAAGGATATAGTAAATCAAAACTCCGATCCCAATAAATATTATATATCTGGTAGGGATATAGACGGAAAGAATTACACCCTTCTTAATTCGTTTTTTAAATCTAATAGTAATTGGGGGTATTTGATACCGAGCTTTTCATTTCTTGATATTCCGGCAGAAGGTGTTGAAGTGACTATCGACAACGTTAATGATATATATTCCGGTGTGGTATGGCAGAAGTACAGCGACTACATAACAGAGGACGGGGAACCGTCTTCTTTAAGTTGGAAAACCTGCGTTTCATTCCTGCAAGCGTATAATATAATTAGTGCTTCTCGAAAGACTCTTTTAACATTGAAAAACGGAGAGTATTCTTTATTCAAAGGAGGATATTTCATAATAAATATCGCTTATAGAATGTCCGGCTCTTTTCTTCCGAACGATATAATAAAAACGTCCGATGAAGTATACTCTAATACAAAATATGGCGCCGGATTTGATAATACGATGGTTCCTTGCAAATTATATATAGATGATTACTATTATGATGGTGAAGTATGGAGAAATCAAAAGTATTATACGGATCGAGTAAATCGAGGCTATTATAAAATCACGCACAACTTAACTTATCGAGGGGCTACATGGTATAGATATAAGGATGCATTTGGAGATTGGAGATTTGTAAGCAAGGGCGAATATGATTCAGCTAGCGGCGAAAAGGCTTCCGGCGGGTTCGCCGATAGCAATAAGGTTTATGCGTATAGGGAAAACGGCGAAGATATTTTTGTCGAAAAATGGTATCACGACGAATGTACGCTTAAAGATGGTTTCTATTTGGTTCATATAAACAAAGAAGGTGATAAAGTTTTCGATGATGAAAAGAGATTAACGAATACTGTTAGTTATAGATTTAATCTGTACGACTCAACGGACGGAGTCGCGATTAAACTTCCAGATGATAAAATACTATGCGGAAAGATACGCTTTGAATTAAGCACTCCGAATCATTTAGGAAAATATCCTATGTATCGAACGGATGGGGGCTGTCATCCTTGTACTGCATTTCATATATCCGATTTCACGTTTAAGTATACTAACAATAAAGTTACATACGATATATTTAATAACGCAGTTGACGACTCCGACGTAGTTTACAGCAACGTGATAAACGACAATAATGTAACAGAAATGGACGACATCGAACTATTAATCAACTCAAACGCAAAAAACATTTCTTCTTACTCAAATTGCGCTACCAAATCAGGGGATAAATTTGATTATTTAAAAACGGTATATAGTCCGTTGCACGATAAAAATGTATTGCCGGAACAAATACTAATAGACAAGTTTTATACACATTATAAAGCTCCTAAATTTAGATACAGTAATAATTTGAATCGTGGCTTTTCGATACTGTCTAGGATTTACGAAAATTCCCTCAAAAGAGAAATGATAGTAGATCAAATGAGTATTGATTACGCAAATGAAAGTTGTAACGTATCATTAATAGAAACATGATAGAAGTAGAAAATAAGAAAGTGCCTCATTCGTTTCGGAATAAGTATTTACGCAATTCCGGTTCGGTAAGTATTAGTACAACAACGCCAACGCCTATAAATGGCGGTGGCGTTGATCTTGATGTATTAAAGATGGACGATGGGCGTACATCATCCGATAACAATGTATTTTCGTCTCTTCGTTCCCTATTTGAAATAAAGTCTCGTATTATTGCTCTGACCGATAATAATACGGCACTGACCGACGATAATACGTTTTCTTCTTTGCGCATAAGGCAGGAACTAGATGCGGCTATCGATGCTTTAAAAGACTCGTATTTATCCAAAACCGCCCCAGACGAAACGCAATTTCTTATCAAGTTGTTAGGCGGTTTAATCGTTGATAACGGGCTAGACGTAACGAAGGGTATTTCTACGGATACGTTAACCGCAACGACGGTAACAACGCAAATACTCAACGTTCTTGATAAACTGATTGCCAAATCAGCGACTTTTTCCGGTGATATATCCTCAAATGACTACACAGAAGGCTTAATCGGTTGGTTAATCGGCAAAGACGGTCATATAGATGCAAAATCTCTTCGTCTACGTGATTTCCTTGAAGTTCCTGAATTACGCTACAACCGCGTATCAATCGTTTCGGGTGAAGAGTGGAACGCTCCGGGCGGCGGGATCATCGAACGTATAGACGAATCAAATCGGATTATCTACCTTAAACTCGAACCGGGCGAAATAGCAGAAATAGAGGTAGATGATATTTGCAAAGGTATATTCAACGACTCAACCGGATTTCAAACCGCTTATTTTCGTATTACTGAAAAGATCGGTGATTCCACGTTTAAATATGCGCTTCGTTCTGGTACAACCGCACACCCTTGCAAGGCTATGCACTTCGTTTCGTATGGTAACTTCACAAACAAAGAGCGGCAAAAATCGAGCTACTCGACACAAAGCTATGTCCGTTACCTGACAGGTGTAAACGGTTGGGAGATTTCAAAGGAAATGATCGCTATGCAGTTGGGCGACTTATCTAACTTGAAATTGTTTGGTATCGAAATGACCGGACATAGTGCGTATCTTCGCAATGTGTATATGACCGGGACTATCAAGCAATTATCTAACGACGGTATAACCGAAGTTCCCGTACCTGCTTTCAAAGGAGTATGGACGCCGGGCACATATTGGTACTATGATGAAGTTGTATGCAATGGCAGTACATGGATATGTATTGCAGACAAAACAATCCAAGAACCAACAGACAATTCTACTGATTGGCTTAAATATGTCTCTAAGGGAGAAACGGGTGTCAAAGGCGACAAAGGAGATAAAGGCGATAAGGGTGATACGGGTGCAACTGGGGCAACCGGGCTTCCCGGTGCTCTAATCCGTCCGCGCGGTGAGTGGAAAGCAAACACCAACTATGTTAACAACACGCAGTATCGAGATACTATCATCTACAACGGTAATACTTATTCGTGTCGTGCGGATCATAATTCCGGTTCTTCTTTCGATGTAACGAAATGGACTTTGTTTAACGAATTTATAAATGTCGCTACGCAGTTGTTAGTAGCCCAAAATGCAACGATTGATATATTAGGAACATCGGGTTTATTCGTTGGTAATCTGTCAAAAACGCAGGGTTGGTTATTAAAAGGCGGCTCAATTAAGCACAATGTAACCGGACTTGAATTAACAGCAGACGGTAAATTGTCACTTCCTGCAACGGGTGCGATGTTGATTGGGAATAAGACGTTTATCAGCAACGGAAAGATTGTAACGGATTTTATCGACGTTGATAACTTGAAAGTAACAAATTTAGCCGCAACAAAGGGAACAATAGCGGGATTTGAAATATCCAACACCCACATCGGAACGGGTTCTGTTAGTGGCACAAATTCTGGTAACGAAATGTTTCTTTACGACAATATGATTGGTTTTAATAGTCCCAATAGACAAGTGATTGTTGGTCCATTTAGTACATTAGGAGTCGATTATTTAGGAAGATTCTACGATCACCGATCAAGACCTTATGATATAAACAGGGGCGTATCTATTAGCGTAACCGGAGGACGAGATAATATAGCACTTGCTATTGATGGTGGTATTGTAGTTGATGGCAGAAGAGGGATTGATGAATATATTGAAATCGCCCAAGTATGGCATAATGGGAGTACACGAACTAAAGTATTACAATTTAAAAATGGAATTTTATTTAGTGCAACTTGGTAATAATATTTAAATCACATAATTATGAAAATAGACTTTAGAGAAATTCAAGTAAAAGACATCGAAGGGAATAACAGTACCGTCGATATTGCAAAAATGTTAGGCAATGCGATCTATCAGAGAACTGCCGACTTGGGTGAGTTGGAATTAGCTCAAAACATCTACAAGAACGGTGAAGTAGAAGTATCTCCCGAACAGGCGGAAAGTATTAAAAAATATGTGAGTACGGGGTTCGTCGCTTTTGTTCAGGTAGCGGTTAATAAAGCTTTATCGGTAGAATAAGAGCTACCCAAAGCTATATGAAATACATAAAGTAAAAATATGGACGAATGGTTAAAAATCATAGGAGCGTTAGGAGGATTAGAGGCGATCCGATTTACTGTTACTTTTCTAGCGAATCGTAAAACGAACGCTAGAAAAGAAAAGGCTACGGCGGATTCTATGGAACTTCAAAATTTACTTTCTATCATTGACAATCTAAACAAGCAGATTGAACGGTACGACGAACGATTAAAACAACGAGACGAGAAAGTAGATACGATTTACCGGGAGTGGAGAACCGCACAAGCAGAGGCACAAAATTGGATGCGCAAATACTACGAGCTTGAATTAGCCTTAAAGGATGCAGAACACAACCGATGTGATAGACCGGACAGCGAATGCAGCCGGAGAACTCCACCACGTAGACCAATTACAATTAATAATCAAAATAAAGAAGAAAGCTATGAATAAAATAGACTCGATTATTATCCATTGTTCGGCTACGCGCGCCGGACAGGATTTAACCGCAAAAGACATTGATCGTATGCACCGGGCACGCGGATTTAGCCAGATTGGATATAATTATGTTATTCGAATTGATGGGGCAGTAGAAAAAGGGAGATCTTTAGCGGTTGACGGAGCGCATTGTAATACGAAGGGTTTTAGCGAATCTTCGTATAATAACATAGTGTTGGTATTTGCTACATAGGTGGTTTGGATGCAAACGGAAAGCCCGCAGACACAAGAACGATCGCCCAAAAAGCGGCTTTGCGCGAGTTGGTTGCTAAACTCTGCAAAGAATATGAGATAATCGAGGTTCTCGGACATCGTGATACTTCGCCCGATCTGGACGAAAGCGGAGAGGTAGAGCCGAAAGAATATATTAAATCGTGCCCCTGTTTTGATGTACGCTCCGAGTTCCCTAATTTCTTGCGTAATACAGTAGTTCGACCATGAAACGGCTAGTCTATATTATCATATTACTGATGCTAGCAATATGTTTCGTATCATGCCAAACTCAATATATCCCGGTTGAGTCCGTCCGCACTGAATACAAAACGCGCGATAGCATCCGTTATGATAGCATCTATCAACGAGATAGTATTTATACGCTCGTAAAGGGTGATACAGTTTATCAGTATAGATATAAGTATCTGTATCGCTACTTAACAACGAATCGTACCGATACGATTCTTAAAAACGATTCTATTCGTGTGCCTTATCCGGTCGAAAAACAGTTGAACCGATGGCAATCTATTAAAATGGAGTTGGGCGGGTGGGCGTTTGGAATTATAATTTTGTTTATTCTGATAATAATTGGTCGAATAATATTCAAATCAAGAAATAATTAGTATATTTGTGTACGGGTGGGGGTGTCTGTTGTATCATCTCTCTGTGGAAAATTGCTATTTTTCGAGGACGGGAGATAATGCGTTATTTATTCCATTAAGAATGGGAGGTTGTGCCGTTGAACGACACAACCTCTTTTTATTTATATACAATAAGAAAACCCCGCAACGGCTCACATTGCGGGGTTAGTGTCAAATAAGAATCTTAACCGATTTTAAGCGATGTTTGATGAATCATTTCGCTTACGTCCTTCAAAGCATTTAAAAATGTTTGAAGTTCATTATCAGTAAAGCGAGCCTTTTTCCCGTTTACGATGTTACCGTTAATTCTTTGATATAGCCAATTTCTTGACTTTCCGAAATACTTCTTTGCGATATAGCTAAACGAAATAGCCTCCGGCAATTCTCCGAGCTTATCACGCAATATAGCTTCTTCCGCTCTTTCTATGAAATCATTGCAAGCGTCTACAGTCGCTTTAAGTCCAGATTCAGATGCTTTTTTTATAAGCTTCTCTTTGATCTTCTGGCAGTGCATTATATTTGGCTTGCATTTCTTTTTTGAAAGCGTCCCTTTCTTCTTGTGTGGATAAGGTTTTAAATCTTTCAAAATCTGCCTTCATTTCGGGCGTTGGCAAACAAGCGTTTATATCTATCATATTTTAAAGTTTTAATCCCTCCCCGAAGGGAGGGAGGTTAATTACTCTTTTAATTTTTCCCGAATCTCATTCATCCGGTCAAGTATGTCATTTATTAATGCTTCTCTTTCTTTTTCATTTTCGGGAACCCCGTAGGCTTCGTGAAATGAAGCGAGAAGTTTTAAATTCTCATACTCTTGTTCTAGCTCCTTTCTTTCTTCATCTTTCATTGGTTAAACATTAAAATTAAGAACTCTTATTTGACTCTACAAAGATAATAAGCATTTGCTTATTATGCAAGTTTTGGGCGAATTATTTTAGTGAATTAATATAATCTATTACTTTTCTATTCGCTTTATCTATTTGCTCTAAATCGTAATCTATATAAATTCCGGTTGTTTTGCATCCGAACTCGTGCCCCAAAGCTAAAGATATTACATCTTTCGATATTCCTATTTTATGCGCTATTGTAGCCCATGTATGGCGCGCCCAATACGAGGTGATGTCGGGAAATAAAATATCTCTAATCTTTTTCCCGCCTAATCCTTTTCGTTCGAAATTTCCCAGTTTTTGCAAACCTCTATTCATTGCTGCCATATACTTTCTATAATTGTAATCGTTGGTTTCGAGCGTGTTTAGTAGAAAATTATTTCCTTTATACCTGTTTATTATCTCCATTGCTTCCGGTTCTACTTTGATAGAGTATAGCTTTCCGGTTTTTTCTCGTTTATATTCTATGCGTCCGTCAACTATTTGTTTGAGGTTAAATAAGTCTATTGCGTTTATTCCGATTAGATAAAACATAAGCATGAATATGTCTTGATACTCCTTTTGATATTCTTCTCCGTTGAAATCTCTTAGGGTAATAAGTTGATCCGGTTTTAACGATCGTTTTCTAGTTTCCTCCCTTTCTATTGTGAACTTTCTAAATGGATATAGTTCCGTTTCCTCATTATCTATCGCGTGATTGAAAACCGCCCTAATATTCCTTAAATGGATTGAAATCGAGTTTGTTTTTATTCCGGTATCTTTTAGCCATTTATTGAACGATTCTAGCCATTTCTTTGTCATTGTTTCAAATGTACAGGTTGGATCATAGGTGAGAATCTTATTTTTTGTCGCTTTATATAAAACGATTGTATTTTCCTTTGATTTTGTTGCTACAAACTCGTCTATGTAGCTTACGAAAGTTTTACAGGTCGATTCGTTTTTGATAGATTTTATAATGTAGTCTTTTAACGCTTTATCGCTCATTCCTCTTAACTTCTGATTATCGTCAAGTATAACAAGTAACATTTCAACACGATTAATGAGATTCCGAATCGCTACGTTCTTAGTTTTATGATTCTTTGCGTTCTTATTATACTCTGTGCCCGTCCATGTTTCCGGCGTAGCGCAAAAATCAGTGCATAACATTATTTGTCCTTTGTGTCTGACTTGTAGCTTAACCGGAAATGTACCGTCTTTCTTTTCTCTGCGGGTGTCTAAGTAAAAACTAACTGTTGCCATATTATTATCATTTTTAGTATATATACGCAAACAGCGTATAAACGGGATAGCGCGATAATAATGCAAGATGAAAATTTGCATTAAATTTGCATTTTTTCTTTTGAAAATACCCGTTAATAACGCCTAAAAACGATACTTTGATATAGATATAAGGCAATAAAAAAGCCCCTTACTTGTTTGTAAGAGCTGATAATCAGATAGTAGTGGGTACGGGAATCGAACCCGTATTGCATGCGTGAGAGGCATGTGTCCTAACCGTTAGACGAACCCACCGGAGTTTGATAGATTTAAAAAGAGCCAAGTCTATAAAACTTAGCTCTTTTTATTTTGAGATTTTGCGGAAGCTGGGGGATTCGAACCCCCGGTACCCTTACGAGTACGTCAGTTTAGCAAACTGGTGGTTTCAGCCACTCACCCAAACTTCCTTGAACCCGCATTCTCTCTCAAATGCGGTGCAAATATAGGGGGAACTTTTGGACTACGCAAATCTTTTAGCAAGATTTTTTTTACCTGTTTTTTGTGAAATGAGATAACCTGCTATGTTTCAAATGTTAAACGGAAGAAATTTTTTTCGAAAGCTTTTAATTTTTATCGATGGAATGGGAACTTGAAACATATTGACGCTATCCGCTTATTATAGTGACGGTATCTTCATGGGATAGGGTAAACATCCGGATGGGATAGTGACGGTATATTTGACGTGAGAAAAGGACATAAAAAAGGCTATCTATCCCAGACAGCCAATCTTTTGTTAACCTTAAATCTAATACTATGAAAAACACATTACAAATATACGGACTTCTGTCGAATTTGCAAATAAAACAAGAAAAAAGAGATGTTTTATAACATTGATTAAATATTTGATTCTTCAATTCTATTTTTATTAAGATTTTCAGCGTTTTGAACACTATATTCCCAATATTTATCACATAATTTCAGATAACTGGTCTCGGCACTTTTGCCTCCTAAAGAAATGGCATACATCTTTGTCTGTTTTGCTTTTGCATGTTCTATGGACTGGGATAGCAGTTTATCGACTGGACGCATCTCAAAATCCGATACGGTGATGATGTCTGCTTCCATATATCCTTCTTCGCTGATTTTTCGTAGAGCATGTGTGATGACTGGTTCCATATCTGTGCCACCATGAAAAGATTGGCTTAGAAAATCGACAAGGCGATCGAAACTACTCCCTAAATCGGTTATTTCAATACACTCGATATCATCGGAAAAAAGGATGACGTAACATTTCCGATGTTGTACTTCTGTCAATTCGGCAATGGCAAGTAGAGTAGATTTCGCGATTCTTTCCCGTTCGCCTGCCATAGAACCGGAAGTGTCCAGGCAAACGATGAAAGGGCCTTCAGCTTCTTCGGAAACTTCATTTCCTGCTGTTTTCTTATCATTGATGGTTTGCTTCTCGTGCGATTGATAATCGATGACTTGTAGTCTCTTCTCTATGAAACGCTCGAAAAATATGGGTTGCAGGTTCTTTTCCGCCAGATAACAATATTCCAGAGGGAGAAGACTATTCAAATCGTTTCCTTCACAAATGCCTGCAATATCACTTCGGGTGGCATGAGATATAATTTGTTCCCGGTGAATACCTGCGGTCATTTTGAAACGTTTCCGGCTACTTTGGTGTTTCTTGCCTAAGATTTCTACCAGTTCGCGGATAACGGGATTTCGTTTGATCGTTTCTTCGTATTCTAAAATTTGTTCTGCTATCTGTTTATGATTGCGAAGCAGCCAGACGAGGCGTGAGCCACCGCGTACCGGAAGATTTTTGGCTAATGACAGTTGAATACGGTAGAAATCCTCACAGAGTTGCTCGATATGTTCCATCTGATAGTTGAACTCATTGTTCGAGAGCAGCGTATGCCACTTGTCGAAAAAGAGAGTCCGTAGCGCTTTCCATTCTTTGGAACGCGGGCTGATTGCATCAAAACGTTGGAGATAGTATTTTACGTTGAGGTCTACCAGGTGATATTTCATGGAGAAGGGGTATGCGCTGTTTTTCAGGAATTGAAGAAACTTTGCGTCCGATGCTTCATTCATTTCATGAAAGTATTCCCATTGTGATGCATAACGGGAGTAGAAATCTTGCAGGGAGGGTTGTGTGTGATGAAAATACAAGTGAATGTCCGCATCCAGTTCTTCGGGACGGATAATCAGATTGTGTAGTTGTTCGTCATATACATCATAGGCTATTCCCTGCAATTTTTCGTAATAAATGTCTTGCAGGTGTTTGAGCCTAATACTCTCTGTTCTCTTGTTCATGGGCATGAGCGATGATGCGAAGTTCGTTCCGGTAGTTCTCTATGATATGTGCAGTTTCCCCTAAGATTCGCTTAATTTTGCTTTTTTGCGATGAGCTTAAGAAAAGATGTTCCTTTGTATATGCTGTTTCCCGCTCGGAGATTGTTTTATATTCTACCTCCATTTGATGAAGTAAATCTATCACTTCCTGCAATGTATATTCGAACGGAGTGCTGTCGTCCTGCTGTGCTGGCAAAGGGTCGCAATTATCATAACATAGTAGTGGATACTCCTGATTGTTGACGAAAACGGATCGTTTCCCTTTTCGGAGGGAATAAATATTCTTTTGTGCGATATTCCTGTTCTTTACGAAATCATAGGCTTTCAGGATTTTGTTGACCGGACGGAATTTATCCTGTTGGATATAAAACAACCGGTTGCTGTCTTTCCTCAAAGACTGGTAATCCGAAGCAAAGATGAGTAAATTTCCGGCAATGTGGTAACCTTCTATGCGATGATAGAAGGTATCTACGACCTGGATTCCCGGATCGCTAAGTTCCCGTAGGCTGTGTTCGGACTTCATGTTTTCTTTCAATGTATCCAGTTTCTGTTCCAGTCGTTTTTCTCCCAATAAATATGTATTGATTCCCCGTGCAATCGACTGTTCCACTATGTTTTCGATGATGGGGAGTTGCGAAACTTCATCCCACAGGCAGGCACTCATCAGCAAGCAGTCGGAGAAGTGAATTCCCGGAGATTCGTTCAGATAGGCCGAGGTGCGGAGCAGACCTACTATTTTTTTCCAACGGCGGTCGGATATATAGATGGGAGGGGTGTTTTCATCCCGCCCCGTATTATATTGTTCGATTTCTCGTTTGATATTGTGAATCAGCTCGAAGATGGTATAGTGGATACCTACTTTCTCACTTTCAGCTTGTATTTGATTGTATAATTCATCGTCTACCTGGAGTTTTGCCGGGATTTCAGGTTCTACTTCCCGTGTAGAAGAAATCATCTGGTCGAAAGCATATTCCTGTTCAATGCATCCGACAAACTGGCGGATCAGGAAACGGTCGTATAAGGCTTCCAGTCCTTCACCTTTTGCGGGTAGTTCGTTGGATGCGGCAATCAGCGCTTTCAGAGGAACACGCACCGTAAATTGTCCGTTGCGATATATCTTTTCATTGATTACCGTCAAAAGAGAATTTTGGATAGCAGGACCGGCTTTCCATATTTCATCCAGGAAGACAATCGATGCTGTCGGCAAGTATCCTTTTGTAATACGTTCGTATGTATCTTCATCTTTCAATTTTGAGATGGAGACGGGGCCGAATATTTCATCCGGTGTACTGAAACGAGACATCAGATATTCAAAAGCATCCGCATCTTTAAAAGCCAGTTTGAGCCTGCGCGCCACTAAGCTCTTGGCTACTCCCGGAGGGCCCAATAGAAAGATACTTTCACCTGCCATGGCAGATAATAGGGAGAGTGCGATGGTATGTTCTTTTTCGAATACTCCCTCATTGAGGGATTTCAGCAGTTGGGTGATATGGGATTTGATTGACTTCATGCGACAGATGATTTCATGTGTTGTTAGTGGGAGGCAAAGATACAAGAATTCTTTGAAATAGACTTCGCCGGAGGGATTTACTCCTAGATTTAGGCAATTTCCTCCTGATAAGTAGGAGTTTTCAGTTTCATGGGGAAAATTCATTCTCTACTTTTGTTCTATCGAAAGATAAATGATATATAATAATTAGAGAACCATTAAAAATAAAGGAATATGAAAACGAGCACATTTAAATACTTCGGTTTGGCGTTGATGGCTATATTGATGGTAAGTTTTACCTCTTGCGAAGTGGAAATAGACAGTTTCTATGATGATGATAATAATGGTGCAGGGTACTATAACCGTTCGGCTGATTTATGTAGCCGTACTTGGGTTAGTTTCTACCGCGACATGGACGGTAACTATTGCCGTCAGGAACTGGATTTCTTTTTAGACCGTACCGGAATCGACTATATACGGGTGGAATATCCTAATGGAACAGTCGATCAATATGAATATAATTTCCGTTGGAGTTGGGAAAATTATGCACAGACTTCCATTCGTATGTCATACGGACCGAATGATGTTTCATACCTGGATGATGTGTACATCGGTGGAAACAGGTTAAGCGGTTATCTGGACGGACGAAATAACTTTGTGGAGTTTCAGGGGAAATGATGAAAGATAAAACGGAAAGAAACAGAGGGAAAAAGATCGTTTGAGGGATAACAAGATGCAGGTGAAAAGAGAAGGATAAGATAGTTAAGATAGAAATAGGATAGTTATTAGGAACAAAATAATAGGTAACGGAGTAAAAGGGTAATCAATAAGATTTCAGGATATATGATTCAGGGTATAAATAGGGCGCGAAATGAAAGCTTAAAAGTTTTGAACCGGACTAAATAGTTTTTATCTTTGCGCCCTATTAGTTTTTATATACATGGAGTGGTTATATAGTCTATTCATCGAACATTCTGCCTTACAGGCTGTTGTGGTACTTTCACTGATTTCTGCCATCGGTTTGGGCTTGGGGAGAGTGCATTTCTGGGGAGTTTCCCTAGGAGTCACTTTTGTTTTTTTTGCGGGTATCCTGGCCGGCCATCTCGGGCTTTCGGTCGATCCGCAGATGTTAAACTACGCAGAAAGTTTCGGACTGGTCATTTTCGTTTATTCCCTTGGGCTACAAGTCGGTCCCGGTTTTTTTAGCTCTTTCCGTAAAGGAGGGGTAACGCTGAATATGTTGGCGTTGGGAGTCGTTCTGCTGGGAACGTTGTTGACGGTGGTGGCTAGTTATGCAACGGGTGTCTCTCTTCCTGATATGGTGGGCATCCTTTGTGGAGCAACGACAAACACTCCGGCATTGGGAGCTGCGCAACAAACTCTGAAACAGATGGGAATAAACAGCAGTACGCCTGCTTTAGGATGTGCGGTGGCCTATCCGATGGGAGTAGTCGGCGTAATTCTTGCCGTTTTATTAATCCGTAAAGTATTGGTCCGCAAAGAAGACTTGGAGATAAAAGAGAAAGACGATGCGAACAAAACTTATATTGCAGCGTTTCAAGTACACAATCCTGCTATTTTCAATAAAAGTATCAAGGATATAGCTCGTATGAGTTACCCGAAGTTTGTCATATCCCGTTTGTGGCGTGACGGACATGTCAGTATTCCGACTTCAGACAAGATTCTGAAAGAAGGCGACCGTCTGCTGGTAATAACTGCAGAAAAAGACGCTTTAGCCTTGACGGTACTTTTTGGTGAACAGGAAAATACGGATTGGAATAAAGAGGACATTGACTGGAATGCGATTGACAGCGAATTGATCTCGCAGCGTATCGTTGTCACCCGTCCCGAACTGAATGGTAAGAAACTCGGTGCACTCCGGTTGAGAAACCATTACGGAATTAATATCAGCCGTGTTTACCGGTCGGGGGTGCAACTGCTTGCTACTCCGGGATTGATACTTCAGTTGGGCGACCGCCTGACAGTGGTGGGCGAGGCTGCTGCTATCCAGAATGTGGAGAAAGTATTGGGAAATGCCGTGAAAAGCTTGAAAGAGCCCAATCTGGTTGTTATATTTATCGGTATCGTGCTTGGTTTGGCACTAGGGGCTATTCCTTTCTCTTTTCCGGGTGTCAGTACTCCTGTGAAGTTGGGATTAGCGGGCGGACCGATCATTGTCGGTATCCTTCTGGGGACTTTTGGACCACGGATACACATGATTACCTATACCACCCGTAGCGCGAACCTGATGTTGCGTGCCTTGGGACTTTCCATGTACCTTGCTTGTTTGGGACTGGATGCCGGAGCTCACTTTTTCGATACCGTATCCGTCCGGAAGGCTTATTATGGATTGGTTTGGGAGCCGGATTGA